CATAGTTGTCAGCACCATCTACCCATTCAATTCTGTTCCATGAATTTTCAATACTAGTCCTGTTCCATGTGTGATTATAATCTGTGAAGTCTAGGTCTGCTAAAGTCTTGTCACCTAGTTCATGAAGGATATCCCGAAGCCTTCCAAACATATTGACCTCATAAGTGATATCCCCTGCAAGGTTATTGATTTTGATCATCCTTAAAACACCATCAAATATCTTGACATTGTCCAGGAAGATTTGTGCCTGTGCTTGCTTGGCAGGGTTGAAGTTCTGCCCTATGTTTACATCTTCAGGGTAGATATCATTTGACACCGAAATGTCAAAGATATTCCCAAACAGATTTTGGTTCTTTGAAGTAGATGGCAGGGTGATAGTCTTTGAATAGGAAGTATTTCTTCTTTCAATGTCAGTAACATCCGCCACCGAATAGGTGAAGTCTACATCAATATCCCCTAGGGTATCAGCCTCAATTCCTTCTACAAATAGTCTAGCACTCATATTACCTGCCGTGTGTTTATAAGCCCAAATTCAAGGTCTAATTCCAAGTTGAATAGTTTATCAGATGCAGTCTTTTTAATCTCGTAGGATGTCGCATTTGGCTTCACAGGTATCCATGAAGGCCTGATGTAGTTATCATTCACCACATTCAAAAAGACCAAAGGTGATGAATATAGTTCCCTTATCAATTCGCTTTGTGCATCATTCAGGTAGTCAGAGATCACCTTCCATGACTGCGTCTCTTTTGTGTAGTATACAGGATTGATGTTCTTCACCCTTACCCCATCCGCTTCAAAGATACTGCCTGAATAGTCCCTCTGATAGCCCTTCTTTTCAATGCTCAGTGTGGTCTTATTGACTAGGTCAAAATTGAAGAAATCAAAAGCACCATATTTATTCAGGTAGGCAATTCGCATAGGATCGTGCTTTCCACAGGATTGAGTGAACAGGGTAGCAAATTTGTACCTTCTTGCTGATCCATTATTCCAATTAACAAACAATTGAATGGAAGATACACTACCCCCATAGGTCAAAGGGGTGATCTGCACATAGGTGATCACAGGTGATGCAGGAACAGCAGGGGTGATATAGTAGGTTTGGGTGGTAGCATTGGTGTAGGTGACTAGCAGTTCTACATTTGTCAGATAGCCTGTATTGATAAAGCCGAACACCTGTGCATCTGTTTCCCTTACCTTGATTGTATCCCAGGCTGTCAATGGCTTGTATGTAGTATTGCTGACCCCTGTATATAGGCTGACATCTTGATACCAATCATCCAATTCTAGCAAAGGCAAAGCCCCTGCAAAAGCGTACTTTGTAGCAGACACTACCTCAGAAGCAAGCACTATCACAAACTCCCCACCCACCTCATAGTACTCATAACACTTCAGGTAAAAACCTTTTATAATATTGGCACTATTTGAATTTGTTGCCGTTTCATAGTAGCCCTTGGAATAGTCAAAGGAAGTAGAAACATATTTTGAAACATCAAATTCTACAGGATCGGAAACATCTGCCGTACTATCATAGTAGGCAGTGGTGATCAGTTCATCATCTGAATTGTAAACCTTCACCACATACTTGAAGCCTACCTCTGAGGCATTGGTAGAAATGATAGAATAATTGATTCTATTGAATGCAGGAAGGATGCTGATTGAAGGTTCTGTCAGGGTTATCATTTGCTTACTTTTAGTATTAGGGTATCTTGACCAATGGTTCTTAGGTCTACTTGAAAATCAGGGGTAGAAGCATCTATTGACTTCTTGATAAATTGCCTTCCTTCAATACCATATTTCTTGATAAAGTAGGCTAGTCTTTTGGCTGAAGTAGAAATCTGAGGTAGCATCTGTCTACCCTCTATCAGGTTTGTGGCTTCTATCTCCATGTTCTTTCTACGCATCCATCCCTGCAACTGCTCAAGGGCTTCAGGTGGCATTCCGTAGGTCTTGAATTGGTAGTGCTTTCCGTCTTGATTTGGGTAGGTCTTCCGCTTGTTTTGGATACCCTTCACACCCTTATCTATGTAGTCAGCATAGTCTACACCTACTTTGATTTCAAGCCTGTAGCCTGTCTTAGTTTCCTTCACACCAAGGACTGAATAGGAAGAAGCAAGCCTACCACTATCAGCAGGTGAATTCTTGGCTAGTTCATTGACTAGGTTGATTCCTAGTCTGTTCATAGCACCCCTCACATTCTTTTCAAGCACATCATCAATCATCCCTAGGTACTCATTCCCCTTTAAGGTTCTTCCCCCTATGACTAAATTTGTTACTTGATCCTTTGTTGCAACTCCCATTTCTTGTATCTCTGTTCTTTGTCCTTGTTAAAATCTTTCAAGTATGCCAATGTGTTCAAGTATTCTACTATTCCCAGGTCATAGGCTTCCGCTACTTTTATATTTTGGAAGTCTGCAACCTGCTTTGTGGAATGAACCCAACCCCACCGCTGAAGGAAGCTACTATCTTCTGTGCTAGTGCCTGATTTTTCATTGAGGAGATTATGGTAGTTTCTATTAATTCGTTCAATAATTGACAAAAAAAAAGCATGCAGCCATAGACATCTATGAATCTAGCATCTAGTAAATCATCCGCTACTATGTCATGGGGAATCTTTCCATAGGGCTGATATCTCTTTCCCTCCATTGGTAGGAAGAAACAGGCAGCAATCTTATTCAACTGCATGATCTCACCGCTGAAAGCTAGGATATCAATGTACTGACCTGAAGTGATTTCATTCAGTTCATGCACAAACTTGTATCTGCTCTTCCCTACCTGCAAGAAGTCCACAGGTTTGGTCTCAGGCATATTGTCGAAGAAGGCTAACTTCTCCCCATATTCAGAAAGTAAATCCCTGTACTTAAATCTATCATAGTAGCTTTCATCTTTCCCCTCAATGATTGCAAGCATCTTCTGCTGCTTCTCAATGATGTTCAGATTCGCATTCACCTCAATGTCATAGAGGCTGATGAATTGACCTACTGTAAGTTTATCCCACATAGTTTTAAATATATTTAATTGGTTTGATGTTTCTATCGGAAGGAGTACTTCCCTAGATGGCTGTTTGTGATCTTGTTCACTACCGAATACCTGAGTGCATCTAGGGCATGGTTGAAATTATCTACAGGCTTATTCGTAAGCAAGCCATTTTTATCTTCTATGAATTTGTAGTTTCTTAGTTCCTTGATCATGTTGAATGATGATTCGGTCACATGAAGCCTGTGTCTTCTGATCGTGTCTATTCCTAGATTGATTGACCCCTTGATAGTAGGCTTGACATTCCACCCCATCCTGTAGATTTCTTCAATGCTTTTAGGCTCTGCTGAATCGGCAAATATTTCTGTTGACCTGTCCAATCCTAGCACCTTGAATTCATTGGCTAAGTCTTGGTTAGTCATTCCTGTTCTGTACAGCATTTCTTCTGTATACATATCATCCCCTAGTAGGTAGGTTCTGACTAGTGAAGAAGGATCATTGCTGAATCCGAAGTCAAGACCATAGCTGACTATCTTTGCTTCCTTGGGTATCTCTTTGCAAGTTTGAAAGGTGTACACAAGGGATCTACTTTGACCCCTTTCCCCTAGGCCGTAGACCCTCCAATAGTTCTCATCTATATCCTTGAGTCTTTCTATCTCCTGCTTGATCACATCCCCCAGGAATGGGTTATCCTTGTAGGTAGTCTGATAGAATTCTACATCCGATCTAGTCAGCACTTGGTCATATATCCAATGAAATTCCTCTGATGGGTTGTAGTCAAGGATCACCTTTTCATTCGTTCTGAATAGTAGCTGTGTCCAATCTTCCTGACTTAGTTCATTGGCCTCATTGCAGAAAAGTAAGTCACGCTTTCTACCCCTTATCTTTTGGGGTTCATCTAAAGAAATGAACTCAATGATGTTCCCATTCAGCCTGTATTCATTGGCTGTCTTGCTATGAAATTCTTCTGAATAGATTTCATGATCCTTGATGATTTGGAAGAAGTCACGCATGACTGTACCCCTTAGTGCAGGGAATGTCTTCCTACAGATGGTAAGTATCTTACCTGTGTTCTTTTCGCAGTAGCTAAAAATTATCCAAAGCAGGATGTTGTAGGTCTTCCCTGATCTAGTGCCTCCCTGCTGTACTACTATCTTGGTCTTGCTTTCTTCAAGGTGTCTAAATACCTTGTTTGTGTTTATTTTAGTGATCGCCATCTAGGATGTTCACTTCAAAAAGTTTGCTCCCATCTTTTCCTGTGACTTCCTGCCTTTCCACATATCCCCTCTTTTTTCCTTTGGTTTTGCAAGCAAAGATGATAGCCGTAGTATCTGAATCCTTTATCCTTTCAACTAGGGCATTTTCAATGAAGTCAAGGAATTCTTCTTCAGGTTCTACTGATTCAATTATCCCCAAGAATTCTTGGTCATCCTTCTTCCAATTGTAGAAAGTCTTCCGATCAATACCTACAGCCTTGCAGGCCTTTGAGATATTCCCAAAGGCCTTTTTATATGCTTCTATAAATGCTTTCTTTTTTATGTCCATTTCGTAGAATCTTGTAGAAACAATACTGCAAGTGCTTAGAATTAAGCCTGTTCTTCTGTAGCCTCTACTGCCACAGGTTCAGCTACTTTTTCAGTCAAGGTGTTTGCATGCCTGCTTCATCTAGTAACTTCTTAAACAAATCTGCAAGTTGGAAGATTCCATTTTCATCTTGAAGTGTGATGGTGATTGTCTTCTCAGGGCTGTTGAAATTCAATTCGAATGATGCCATTTTTTATTTGGTTTTGGTTTAAAATTAGAAAGGTAAATTGTCAGAAGGTACAGCCTCAAATTCGTTTGCCTTTGGCACTGCTTCATCCTTCTTGTAATCATTCAAGGTGATTGCCACATCTTTCCCGTAGTCATTCGGCTGATCATAGATGTTGACATTCACATTCACATACTTCTTCCCATTGTAGGTGTATGCATGGGCTTCTGCATCAGATATGCAGATGGCAGCAGTCAGCCATGTGGCACTTCTCTTTTTGCCGTTTCCGAGTCTTACTTTTGGTTTGTTGTCCATGTGTTTATTTATTTGGTTTTTCTTCTTCTTCTTGTTACAGGCTTGTTTTGAATCACAGGTTCTTCCTGTACTACAGGCACTACTTCTTCAGCAGGTTGATCTTCCTTGTACCAGGTGGTGTGTGTTTCATTCACAAACCAATTGAAAAGGTAGTTCACTAGTTCTGCCCTACAGCTACTGCACCAATGGGAGAACTGATGCTTCTCATTTATGTAGGTGGTGTATAGGTATATCAGGTCAGTATATACTTCCTTGCTGTAGTTCCGAATGAATGCGTGCTTCTTGTAGCATTCGTATAGGTGAAAGTGCTTCTTGAATAGTTCTAAATCTTCAGGTGATATCTGTATCATAACTCAAATTTATTAGTGAAATAATCTTCAATTACTAGGTACACAAATGGTGTGCAACTACCTATAAATATTGCAGAAAGCAAATCCGTTTTTAAGATTAGAAAAAACAGGCTGATCCAAAAGGACATACAAAAGGAACAGGAAAAAGGCTTGACCAATTTTCTACCTGTGACTTCCTTAAATTTTTTAGGAAAGTTCAGGATGTAGAAGTAGATCAAAGTGATTCCCACCGATCCTAATATACCAACTGCTGCAAGATACATTTTCTAATATTTTTAATTGTGATAAATATGGAAGTGTGAGGGATGCCTGTCTGCTTGCTTACCTTCCTGACTGATCCTAGTTCAATGTACATCTTCAGTATTTCTTGATCATACCAATACAGGGAAGGGATTATCTTTGAAATGCTATTTGCTAGTTCTTGACTATTGTCAATCTGTTCTTCTTCCTTGACAAATTTCATCACATCTTCCACAGGCACAAGGGCTGCATACATCCTGCCAAACTTCCCATATTTTGAATTGGTTTGATTGCAGCATATCCGCACTATCCAAAACTTAAATACCTGCTTTCCTTTTGATTGCAGTTCACTTAGCTTTGTGGGATCGTATTCCAGGACAATGACTGCTACTTCCTGCCGTAGGTCTTCCCATAAATCTTTTCCTATGTTCTTGAAGACATATTCAAATTCCTTATCATATAGCCATTCAATTGCCTTCATTTGAATGTGATTACTTCGCCTGTAGGCTGTCCTGAATAATCACACAGCCATCCATTCCATTCAAATCTGACTTCAATTTCTTTCCCCCTATGGGGTGCTGAAGTCATCCTGATCTGCTTCTGCACTAATTCAATGCTGAAGAAGTACCCTTTGCCATGATTCTTCCAAGGTGACCACTTCCCATCAGAACCCTTGTAGCGGATTTCTAGGCTGTAGTCAGGCTTAGTAGATGGCAATTTTTTTAGGCATCTTTTTTCTTTTCTTTGATCACTACTTCTAATCCTACAGCATCACAGATCAATCTAAGGTTTGAAAGGCTTATAGACTCCCACCCGTTCTCCACTTGGTTGATAGGTGCATGGCTTAGACCTAGCTTCTTG